CACCAGCAGGGAAGTTCCGTGGTGCTGAATCAGTTAAGTCTATTAATGGTATTAGTGTTACTTTATTAGGTGGAGCATTAGGTAAACATTATATGGAGGATTGGTCAGAAGAGCATCTGAATGAGTGGAAAGAATATGTAAGTAGTATTGCCTAGGCATAAATTTTTGTAAAACCGAACTTGTGTTTGTGTTCATTTTATGATAAATAGTAGGGAGAATTAGGGAGGACAAGATGAACTGAAACTCCTTTGTCATGTGTTGTAGATCATGTTTTTTTGCTGTATCAGGAGTACGATTATGCACAACTTAATACCTTATAATCAATTAGCCGGGGACGAATCTTTTGATCCTGACAATGATTTAATCGCAGATTACTACGAGTGTTTAATCGAATGTGATGAAAGTCAATCAGTCTGTAAACGAATCTGTAAGGAGGTTCTAATTTAGGTTTAGAGTCTATCTGTAGTTTATTTCTAAGATCAAATGCTACCATACTCACATCCACCTTGAAAGAGTTCATTTTTTAACAAAATTTAATAGTAAAAAGAAACCTCTGCTTGACAAAACAAAGCAGGGGTTTTATACTGTATGCATGGATAATTTAATTACAGAAGTGGGATTTATCTTACTAGGTGGCATTGTTGCTGCCATACCAATCTACATAATGGGACTGATTCTTAACAATGACTGAAGAAGAATTGGAAGAGCAACGTCGTATTGATGATGATTATAATGTAGTTAATCATTATTATAAAGCAAAAAGAATGCACCCAAAGATACCTTTTTATTTACAAGATGAGAAGGGTGAAACTTATGAGTTTGGGTGGGAATTGATCTATCAGTACATTGCTAAACTTACACAATGACTATAACAAATGACAACATAATAACAATAAATCTTAATAAACTTGCTGCAATTAGAGCAGCATTCCTTGAGGAGAAACTTACTGATGATGAGATTGATGAAGTGGCAAGTGAACTTCGAGTTAGAATGTCCTTTGATTCACTTTATGGGCAGGTTGATGATATGATATGGGAGATAACAGAAAATACTGATATGTTACCACAATACGGTCAGATATCACCTGAGCCTGGACGTGAGGCATGGTTAACAGAGATGGAAAAGAATAAAATGCAGTTTGAAATGGTTGATTTGGTATCACCAGCATGGACAATTAAAGTCCCAAGGAGGATAAAATGACAGTAGCAGATTTTTCTAAGCAATTAAAAGAAGGGACTAAACGATCTCATACCGCAGCAGAGAATACTAAATTTGTAAAGGGATTTCTTCGTGGTGTTGTAAACAAAGACAGTTATAGAGTATTGATTACTAATTTCTATTTTGTTTATAGAGCAATGGAAGAGGAAATAGGTAATCTAAAGGATCATCCTATTGTTGGTCCTATTGGTTCTGATCTACTCCATAGGACTGAACCACTGTCGAGAGATCTTAGATATTATTATGGACCGAATTGGAGAGCGATTATTGCTCCTACCGAAGCAGGTCAACAGTATGTAAATCGTATTAGAGAGGTAGCAAAGAATGACCCAGAATTATTGGTTGCTCATCATTACACCCGATACATGGGTGATCTTTCAGGTGGACAGATACTTAAAGGCATTGCAGAAAAGGCAATGGTTCTAAGAAAAGGTGAGGGATTACATTTCTATCAATTTGAGAACATTACTGATGCAAGAGGATTTAAAGAGTCCTATCGTACCATACTTGATGGATTACCAATAGAACAATCTATGGTTAATGCTATTGTGGCAGAAGCGAATTATGCTTTTAGGTTAAATATGTACATGTTTGATGAGTTGCAAGGTAATTGGTTAGCATCATTTATTAAGGTTCTCTTTGGTACTGTTAGAGGTAAATTGTTATGATTGATAGATTGTATAAATCTATTATGAACTACTTTGTTAGTGATGACCCTAGGTGGGATCCTGATAGAATTGTTTGTACAGTAGATGGTGATCCAGTTGATTGTTTTACTGATGAGTTACAATCTAAGGGATATCAGTATAATGATATTAAAGATTGGTGGGAACGTAAGTGGACTACTAATCAAGGTAAGGAATCAATTGTAGAGGCATACAAACAAGATCATGATGGGTGGACATCCATAATGGTTGGGTATGGTGATCGTGTATTTTACGAGGAAAAGGTATGAGCGACGAATTTCATGGTGCAAATGAAACAGATCTTGATGATGATCTAGGGGTTGATAAGCATGGATTTAGAATTAGACGTAAGAAGACAGATTTTGAGTCTATTCTTATATCTGTAAAGAACTGTGAGGAACTTGCTGGTCTGGATAGAAATGATATGCAACGATTGGTTAAAGCATTAGAGAGTGGTAAGGTTACGCATATGAATACATACGACCATAGTGGTAGAACCAGTAAGAAAATTGTGATAGAGTATGATGTAGGAATATATGAGAGAACTAAGAGTGATGATTAATGTCACCATTACCTTGGGATCATAATGATCTTGATCCCGATTTCAAAGAATATTTTAAAGATAAGAATGATCTAAGTATTATAGATTTAGGATGTGGTAATGGTTCTCAGGCATATCATTTAGAGGAGATTGGATTTGATGTAACAGCAACGGATATTGATAATTATTTGGTGTATGATATTGGTAATTTCATCATTGATGATGCATTAAATACTCAACTAGAAGAAAAGTATGATGTTATTATAGATAGGGGATTAATACATAATCTGATTACTGACAAGAGATCTAATAATTATTTTAATATGATTGATAAGATAAGTCATGATGATACTACTATACTTTTAAAAGTTCTAAGTCAGGATGAGATTAGACATAATAATCCATATCGTTTTAGTAAAGATCAATTAAGTGAATTATATTCTGAATTTGGATTCAGTTGTGTATTACTTAAAGACAGTTATTATTATAGCAATATAGAACCATATCTGAAGGCATGTTACTGTGTTTATGAAAGAACTCTTGACATTTGATCCTTATTGAGATATTATAGATAGAACTGGAGACCTGCGGAACTAATGGCATTAAGAACTCATACAATATCTAAAAAGAAAGACACACATAACCAAATTTGGGAGTGGGAAGAAACACCTGAGCTACTAGCAGCAATAGAACAACTACATAAATCTTCTCAGGTAGTTGATAATATACGTGTTCCTAGATTGCATGTTGGTAATATGAATCCAGCACAATTGAAGAAAAGAAATGGATAATCTCTATCAAGAGATGATGGAGATGAGAGATCATCTACTAACAAGAATAGAAATGCTTGAGGATGATGTAGAGCATCTAGTTCAAGAGAATATGGAGTATGTAAGAGAGATATATGAATTAGAATGTAGTCTACATGAACGTATAGATAGCATAGTAGGCGAAGTAACACAACTTAATGAAGGACAAGAAAGCAGCAAAACTGATTATCAAGAGGGCAAAGAAACACCCTGAAATGTACACCGAATCAGAGATAAAGTATGCTAAAATGGTAAAAAGACGTATTAAACGTGAGGAGAAGGATGCAGAACGTAGATTCCTTGAAAATAAACCAGAATGAGGATGGATCATTTACTATGGATTGGGATCGTAGTGATCCTGAATGGAAATGGTTGAACAACTTGACAACTAAGGAAATTCAGGTTATCATGGAACAAGCAATCAAAATGGATCAAAATGAGTTACCCACTTGAACAGTTGAAGGAGTTTCTAGAAGATGCAATGGAGTCTGAATGCACATCTGAAGAAATATATGATTGTTTAGTGGATACTGTAACTCAGAACATGCGTTATCATAAGGCATGTTTTAATACAAGTGTTACACTATTGTCCAGATTAAAAACTGACTTTAAAGCAGACATACTTTCTAATGAACCGATAGGTAAGAGTGAGTGGGCAAAATATTGGAATGGTGAACTTTCTGGTGAAGAGTTTCATGCAGCATTAGAAAAGTATGGGTATGAGTATACACCACCAACTGCTGAAGAAAGGTTGAGATTTAGATTAGATTCGCCTGAACTACATAATAATGTTGATGACATTGACTTAGATTTAAGTTAAGGAGTGTTACGACACTATAAAGACACTATAAAGTTTATAGATATTGGATATAACTAATGTTATGATATCCACATACTTTTTTAGAACCCATGATTAATCTCGATGCAAAGTACCATTCTTACCTTCACAGTGGTAAGAAATTCACTATTGATGGTGTTGGTGAACGTGTACGGGGTTATGGTTGGACTGATGATGGTAAAGATATTGTAGGACATTATGTTATTACTGACAACTACAAACTTTATTATAATATGGATGATGTGTTTGTTAGGATGGACGCACTAAGAGAGTTAGAATCTGTCTTATAATAATAAATATAAGTGACTAAGGCAGTTTAATTATGACAATCAAGCACGATTTAGAACATGAAGTGTATATTGATCCAAAGGATCATAAGGAGCATACTAATCATGGTATGCATGAATACAGCGAGGCAGATCTGAAAGATGTTCATGCCAATTACGAGGAGTATCA